GGAGGGGGTAGTGGTGGGGGGGGGGGGGGCTGAGGCCCAGGGGGTGGAGTGCCCCAAGCTTCCTATTTGGGGTTGTTCTGCAAAAACGTAAACCGTACCTTGAAGAAACCGGCCGTGCCGGTTGCTCCAGTTCCCTTATATCCAATTCGAAATTGGTTTTGGGTCCCACTTTCATACTGAGGTTCTACGGCAATCGTTTTGCCCGAAGCAGAACGCGTTCCGTTGTTGGTAATCTTGATGGAGTTAGTCATAGGTGTGTTTACACCAGTGGTGGTACACGTAGTGTCCCACTCATACGACATAACTCCGCTAGCTGTAGAGCTAGCGGCTGAGTGCCACTCAAGACTTACACTCTTAATGATATAGTGGTGGTAGGCTTGCAGAAAACCCTTTAACCAACCAGCTTGCGTATTATCGGGTCCCATGACAATATACCCAGCGCCGTTCCCGGCGATGGGATCCGTCACAAACTCCCGTATCGTTTTGGCTGTGTTGGTAGTACCGGACTTTTGCTTACCCACTCCGCGACGTCGTCCGGTTTTACGTCGGGGTTGGTTGGTTTGAACAACCACTACGGGCCTGGGCTGTGAAACCCCTTTACGCTGCTGGCGTGCCATCGTTGTGGAGACGCGGGAGTTCCTGCGTCCTCTCTTGCGGCCCGCCATTTACGCGCGAGTTCAAATACAAGTACAGCGCCGCAGTTATGATGATGATGAACAAAATCACAAGTGCCGTTATCACTATGAAACTCGCCAGCGTAGCAACTTGCCTAGCCCTTCCGATCTCGCAACAAGTGTGTCGGCTGGGGTGGAGTGGAAAAGTCTACTCCCTTTTGCAGCTTTGCTCCTCGTCCGACTTGGCGAGGAACATCGCGAGCGCTTGGATCTGGTCAGCGGGTAAATGGCGTAGTTCTTTAACTACACCCTCACACGCGCTGGCGTATCGCAAAGCGCAAGTCGGATCGCTAGAGCCGGGGTCATAGGAGTTCAAGAGCTTGTATAGCATCTTGCCTACCCCGGCCGGGATAGCTACAGTGGGAGAGACGAAGTGCTGCGAGCAAAACTCAAGCTGGTCACTTGCTTCCACCTTCAGCCCGAGTCTCTCATAGATCTCTAGGCTGGAATTGGCGTCCTCCAGGGCGTCATCCCCCATTGTAAAGGCCCACTCAGCGCCGGCATAAACCGCGCACATGAACCTAACACGGCTGTTAGTGGAGGAGGTCAGATATGAACCTGACTTTTGAATGCCAGGCTCGGTTTGAGCCAGCAAAGTTCCATCTCCAAGCTCCAGCACTGAATTCATCAGGCAATGGAGCCAGCCGCTTCGCATCCTTCTTAGAATGGGGGGGCAACCAATCGTGAGGCGGTTGCGAACCTCCAGGTCATCGATGAGCATCCAATCTTGAACGCTCCAATCGAACCCGCTGCAGTCTGTGGGGCGCACTGCAGTTGCCCACTGAGAGTGTAGGTCTTCCAGAGGAATCCCGCACTTAAGCGAGAGTCGCTGCTGGAACCTCTCCACCTGTTCGTCGCTGCTTAAACCCATCCCGGGTTGCGACGGTATGGCCTCATGAAGCAAGAGCTCCGCGTGGTTTCCCATGCGAAAAAGCATTCTTGCTACGAGCTGGTCTAAGAGGGAAACGGACATGATTATCCGAAACCGCTTGTCCGCCAGCTTGGAGGACTTATGGGGCTCCCCCTTCACAAAAACGCGAACCGGGTCACAAAGACCTCGTCGAACGCATTCTTCTGGGGTTAGGGTCTCCCATTCCTCAGCGCTCACTCTGGACAACTTTATTGTCCGTACCCAGAGGAGGTAGGTAATGAGGGGCATCATCAAAGGATCTTCGATCCAATGACGGTGCGTAACCCTGTTGTCAATCCCCGCATATGGAACTCCAGCTCCCGCCGTTGGTTCCATCGCCATGACACAGGTGAGGAGTTCTGCCTTAAACTCCTCCCAGTCTAACATATCCCCCCGTATCCAGCGGGGGGGCCGTACCTTTACGGCGGAATATTCCGCCACGGTTCTCTCTATAACCCGCTCCCTTTCAGCGGGAGTCGGGCGCACGGTCTTCGCGTTTTGGGCAGCGCGTCTGCCAGCCTGAAAGGCTATGGAGCTTAGCTCCGCTGAAGCTCCGAAGTCGGGCCAGCCAAACCCTGCCGCTTGGCGTGCCAGTTGCGGGCACTGCTCGGCGAAGGCCTCCATCCGTTTGGATTTGACCTTTTTGGTGGGTTTGGGGTAGACGATCGAAGACCGCCCAGCCCAGCGGAATCCAGCGGGGCACTCTTCATCTGGTCGGCTTGTGGCTTCCCAGTGGAATTTGCTCCTGCCCATCGTCTCGAGCGATTTCGCTTGGAGACGGATTTCTCGGCGACGGGGGCTTTCACGGCGGCTTCCACCTGTTTCGCAAGGGAAACCGGAATCTTCTTCAGCAGTGCTGCCATCAAGGCAGTCATTGCTTTGTCTTGGTCCGTCGTTGGAGAGAAGGTCGCAGGCGAGCTCGTAGAGGTCGAGGTCGCTACAGCCTTTGGTTCCCGGGGCTGAGACCGGGGCTGCTCGTTTAAATGAGCGGCAGCTAACTCGGGCACCGGAACAGCAGAGGCGCGCTTCTGAGTGCGCGTTTCGCGCTTCTTTTGATTGCGCGCTTGCTTCTGCTTCTTCACCCTCTGGAACTTCGTGACTGCCGCTTCTCTAGCGGCTGTGTCACCTTTGTTCCAGTAATAACCCCGCTCCACTTCCTCAGACGTTTCATAAACATTGAGGAGTTCACCGGCTTCCCAGAGGTCTTGGCTCTTTGGATCCGTAAAGGCGAAAAATTCGCCCTTGGGGAGTTTGCGGGTGGCAGGGGAGTTCCAAGGGGATCTCGATTTCCCCTTCCCCTTCTTCTCTGACTTCATCGGAGGTGTAAGGGGGGTTTTAACGGCTGTTTTCTCAAGGACAGCCTCCTTGGATGGAGCTTTGACCGTTTCGGGTCTCGCCACTTCCACGACCGGCTTTGGGGCTTTCCCAGCCTTAGGAACCGCCGGTTTGGGCTTAGCAGCCTCCTCTTGAAAAGCGCGGGCGGGCTTAGGGTTGAAATATTCTTCCCCAAAATCGTCATCGTCATCCGAGACGTCAGCCCACGCTCCCACAAGAAACCCAGTGTCTTTGAAGACCACTGTGGTCTTCCGATTGTCCACGACCACCTCAAACCCACACCCCATTTCGTTTTGGCCGCTACAGTATTGAACTGTAGCGGCGGCCCCTTTTCCCATGGGGGACTCGAGGACGAAAATAGGGCTGGTGTACCCTGGGAGGGGGATAATTGGGGCGACTTTATTCCGGTTATTGGCCGGATCGCCGCCCAAGTGGACTCCACACACACCCCCGTTTTTAAACACAGGGGTTCCAGAGAAACCTGGCTCTGTTTCGGAAAAAGCCGAAAAGAACCCGTTCTTATCCAACCCTGCTTCTAGCTCGACCGGCCTCCGTTGGAATCTTCCGGAGTTAGTGTCGAAGTAAAACATATCGAGATGGATGTCTCTGGGAACTTGGCTGGGAGACACAAGGGGGGCACCCTGAGCGCCCAATTGAGACTGTATCGCTGGCGAAACTCCCAGAAAGATCTGGTCCAGCGATGACCCATCAATTCGCACGGGAAATTGGTCCCGCGCAATACGCTTATTCGTCTTGAAGGAGAAGACATACTTCGTCTCCTCCCATACGTGGTTCGCGGTGAGCAGACAAACACTCTCATCGCGAAGCCTCACAAGGGTAGCGTAACCCAAGTGCTTCTGGTCTTCATCCTGACAGGCGACCACGCTTTGTTTTGGGGGGTTCATGGGCAAATCCGCATGACTAAACCCCCTGACAGCCATTTCTGGGATGAATTTCAAGGGGCGAATCCAACGATAAGCCCTCCATGA